CAGCTCCACCAGAAAACAAAATATTGATGTGGGTACAATCTTCAGGGATGTCAATTTTCATAGAAAAATTTGGTGGGGTTTTCTGTTCCCAGGAGAACCCCAAACCCGGCATGCCACCTAATTAGGCAGCTAATGCAAGAGGCGTATTATATGTGCCTGTTAATGTTTTTGCTCTGCTTACGGCAGTCGCCTATCGGGTAGCTCTCTCATCTAGTCCTTAACCTGTCGAAACCAGTCATCCCCGAAATGTGTGTTACTGAATGGAGATGGAGGGAATCGAACCCTCGTCCAAGCTATGTTTCAAATTGAGCTGTTCTACTACCATCCTACAGAATTATTTATCAGAAGTTAACTCGAATCCCCATTTGCATCTGCCAACGAGACATTAAATCATCTGTTTGATAAGTGGTATTTAATGGGTCGAAACTAAATGTTGGAACGCTGTTCACACCACGGCCTGAACGATATTGGAGTGGGTAGACATTTTGATTGTTGAGGTTAGGAACGAAATAATACTTGCCCCAATCCTTGTTCAACAGATTACCGAAGTTGGTGATGTCAAATGTGATATCTACATTCTTGACTGATTGGATGATACGAACATCTGCTCGGTGATTCCACGGAGTTCTTGCACCGTTTCTCTTGGTGTATTCACCACGGTGTGAGGACAGATATGGGTCATTACTGATGAATCTATCTAAATCTTCCCAGATTTGTTGTGCTGTTCTGGTATCTACTTGACCCGTAGGACGAGCAGATGGAACCAACTTGATTTCATCAATGTTGCGTGGAACATAAATCAAATCATTATGACTTGACCCGTCACCATTTAAATCACCAGAATACACATAGGAAAATGGTGAACCTGATGAACCTGTATAGACTGCTGATACGGTGGTGTTCTTCCAGTTCCAACTTGCGTTTGCTACGAACCGATGACGAATATCAAAGTTGGACCACGTAAGGTCATATTGGTTTGCCTTCACCAATTGATTGTATTCCACGTGTGATTGGAACGAGTTACGTTGACCATTTGCTAAATCCTTTGCTTCCCCATAACTGTATGCTGCCATTACATCAAGGTGGTCCCACTTCTTACTCAAGTTTGCCGTGACATTATATCTGTAACCCTTATCAGTATTATTGAGTGCGAATACTGATGTGTATGGATTAGTTGTAGTGGTTGTTAATCTGGTTGATGTGTAGACAGGTCTACGGTCACCACCTGCAAGGTTTCCTGCGGGTGCTGGTAATCCAATGTTGGTGAATACGATATCATTCAATGTCTTGGTGAATGTCCAATCTAATACGAGTAATGCATCAAATGGTAACTTGATGTCTGTTGCCAAGTTCATTCTACGCATCTGTGGTTGGACATAGTTGTTGCCAATCACATTCATTTCATATGTCGTGGTGCTACTTAATGAACTTTGACGAAGTGGGTCCACAATCAACGGAACCACATTGGTTGGACGAGCATCAATGTTTCCTACCACCAGTCCGTTGTGGATGAATGGATAAGCATACCATGCGAACGGCATTCTTCCTTGGAAGTATCCCACTCCACCACGATAGGTCACTCTATCCTTTTGCCAGTTAAATCCAAAACGTGGACCAATCAACAAACTACGACCATAATCGTTGGTGATGGTGCTGTATGGTTTGGTTCCGTTGGTGAGAGTGATGTTCGTAAACGCATCTGCTTGAACTGGTGTGTCCATCATATTCCAATCTGCACGAACACCTGCGGTCACCTTGAAGTTATCGGTGACTGCCACTTCATCTTGAACATACACACTTGGCACGGTGATGTTGAAGTTGGCACCTGGATTGTTCAACACATAATCTAAACTATTGTCCGTCAAATCAAATGTAGCTCTGATACGATTCGGACGATTTGCGAAGAATGATGCAAGGTTTGCATATTGCCAACGACCTGCGTATCCATTCACGAAAGTATATTGAATATTGTAGAACTCATTATGGGTTCCTGCGGTAAGAGTATGCTTCCCCACAGACCACGTGAGATTGTTGGTCACTTCATAGGTGCGAACCTTTGTGCCATACACCACACCTTCACGGTCACTTCCTGCATTGATTTGACCGAATTGAATGTCTTGGATTTCAATTTGTGGGGCGAACACATTTCCGTATGGGTTTCTGTGGTCACGAACAAGTGAATATCCCAACAACAAACTGTTGGATACTCCTGCACCAAGTTGTGACTTCAATTCAGCAACCGTATTGGTGGCTCTACTGAAATGGTCGAAGTCTTGGGTTGCCAACTTGGTGAGTGCTTGTCCACGTTCCAAGTTTCCTGCTACTGCATTGACAAGATTACTACGAACCGTTAAGATGGAGTTTCCAATATTCCAATCCAATCGACCGAAATACTTTTCACTATTTGCGTTGACATCATATGCCCCAAATGTTCCCGCATCAAAGTTTGGAACACCCGACCGTGCTGCAAATGATACAAGGCTATCACGGACTTGTTGTACCACCGCTTCGGTTGCCAACACGCCTGGATTACCAGGGGCAAATAGGATAGGGTCTGTTCTACGTGCAATTTCAAAGTTCACAAAATAGAACAACTTGTCCTTGATGATTGGTCCACCGACACGACCCCCTGCTTGATATTCATTGAAGGTGGTTGGCATTTTACCAGAGATACCATCACCGATGAATTGTGGAACACGACCGAATGAGTAGATGGAACCTTCGGTGGTGTTGGTACCTGAACGAGTAACTGCATTCACACTACCACCTGTGAAATTACCAATCTTCACATCATATGGTGCGATGACCACAGACACTTGTTCAATGGCGTCAAGTGAGATGGGTTGTGAACGTGAAAGAGAACCAGGCGTACCTGTTGGAACGGATGCTGTGGATTGACCTGATGATTGACTGAAACCGAACGCATCATTCGATGCTGCTCCATCAATCGTCTAGTTGTTATACCGATAGTTGGAACCCGCAAAAGAAACCCCGTTGCCTTGTGGGGTCATACGGGTCATATCTTGGAGACTACGAGACAAGGTGGGAAGCACTTGCAACTTCTCTTGATTGAGTTGTGCTACGGCACCATCTTTACGTGCTTGTGCTGCTACGTCTGCAATAACCGAAACTTGATTTAATACCACGACAATCTTTTCCATCTCAATATCTGTGCTTGTTGCTTCACCTAAACGAACTGTGAGATTATCCGAGGACTTGGGACGGAACCCCAATGCGGTCACCGATACGGTATATGGACCACCTGGTTTCAAGTTGGATAATGTAAACCGACCTTCAGTTGTAGTTTTCGTAACAATTCGTTGATTGGTGGGAACAAAGACCACAGTAACATTGGCATTTTCAATTGTACTACCAGTAACATCTTTAACAGTACCACGGATTATACCACTTGTGATTTGAGCATGGGTTGTTCCTGACAACAACATGGTTGCTAACACAACTCCAAACATTTTGTTCATAGAGGATCTCTATAACCGAGTCCCGCCTGTGGGTGACTCGACGCTAAGGTTTTGATACTTCATACACATCACGATAATACAGCAATTGTTCTACATACAAATCTCTTTTACTTTGAAATATCTGCATGAACCCATCGGATACTGCAATGAGGATGGTTAAACGATTCACAGGAATGCCAGTACGTTCCTCAAACATGATGGCATAAGCGGCAGCCTGCATGAAATAGTGTTGAATATGCTCAACATCCTTTTCACGGCGGGCTGTCTTGAAGTCTATGATATTTAGTTTTCCGTCGAATTCTGCCACACAATCCACCCGTCCCGCCAAACGAAGATGGTGTGACCAAAGAGCCACTTCCTGGGCTCGAATGTTGTCAATTCTGTCCAACACAGGATTGGCCACCTTGAACATTTCATAGTCCCAGAGTGACAATTCTCCTGCCGTTAATGTGTTCTGTAGATATTTTTCTGTGATGGTGTGAAATCTGGTACCCCAGCTGGCAGCTTGGCGAGACACCTTGTTGGCTTCCTCGTCACCCACACGGGCTCGCCATTCTTGAATGCCTTTCTTGGTGTGCTCAGCCAATACTGTAGTCACAGATGGATAGAGCCTACCATCAGGTGTTTGATAGGCTCTGGTTCCATCTGCCTGTGTCACGGCGGATATGGTTTCTATTTTTACTGGGTCATGTAGGAATGTTTTCATGTTGTAAATGTAACATTCCCTTCCCTGTTTGTCAAGCCACTGCCATGTCCTCACACGCCATTCTGGCCATGATGTATTCTTTCACCAAAGGCCCACGAACAATATCCTCCACCTCAAACTCCACATGGCGGAAAGATGGCATATTACGTGCGATGGCCATGAACTTCTTCAGTCCTGACATATCTGACCTTTTCTGTAAATCCGTCTGGCGGAAATCACCACAGAAGATGATTTTGGTGTTTTGACCCACACGGGTCATGATACTGTTCAGCTCCATGTCATTCATGTTCTGAGCTTCATCCACAATCACAATGCAGTTGTCCAAGGTCAATCCACGAACATAAGAAGTGACCATGAAATGGATAAGGCTTTGTTCTTTCAGTTTGTTATAAGCACGTTCCCCAAATCGTGGGAACAAATCAGCACAAATTTCTTGATAGGGTTGTGAGTAGATTTCCACTTTCTCCTTTTCATTTCCCGGAAGAAAACCAATGTCACGGGAAGGGACTGCTGAACGAACCACAACTACTCGTTTGTATCCTGAATTTTCCAGTATCTCCTTGAAAGCGCTGTGCATTGCGATGTATGTTTTCCCTGTTCCTGCCACACCATGACACAAGATGGCCTTGTGTCCTTTACGATAGAAATTGAAGAAGTTCTCCTGATTGTTAGTGAGGGCCCAAATTTCCTTTAAATCTGCGAGTCGAATTTTGTGTTTGGATTCCTGATCCTCTTGTAGAATATAAGTTTGGGAAGTGACCAACTTAAGGCGCTTTTTTCTGGACATAGCGTGCTCGCTGGGTTGGGGGTAAAAAATCCCGCCAAGGCCGTGGCCCGGACGGGATTTGAATAGGACGGAGAGTCCTTAGATGTAACTACTGTTGTTTTTAAGTGTGGAGCCTGGAGTTTTTTCATGAATTTTGTGTAATACCTCTTTGAATCCATTGTCGGGCCGACGAATACGTAGTCGAACGGCATCTCCGATAGTAGGTGCAGTGAACATCACCTTTTGCACCCGTATCTCGCCACAGTTAGGACATGCTTCCTCCGTAGGCTGATTCATGTTAGGTATACTAAGAAACTTCGTGAAATACTCCTCACAGGCTTCACACTGGTACTCATATGTTGGCATATTTTTATTTATCTTTCGTAGTTTTCTGCGACACGATGTACTGTGTCACGTACCCATTGCAACAACAACACCGCAGATTCATTCCCTTGAACCAAACGTTCAATGTTGTCTATCTCCTCATTCAAGTCTGTCACAAAATACTGAATGCGGTTTCTTAATTCTTCATAGTATTCTTCATGCGGTTCCATATATCCTCCTACTTGATAGAAGATGAGATGTCTGCATCCGTCTTATCTTCACGAAGTTCAAGGAACACTGGCAGAAACAAGCTGGTTTGTCCAGTTTTCTTGTCCTGAATCTTGGCATTGTACTTCACTGCCACCACCTTGCCTACCGTGTTCTCCTTGGTATATTTATCTCGTTGCTCGTCCGTGAATCCAGAACCCACGTTCACTTTCACCACACCATCAGCAGATGTCAGCACCAAGGCACCCAACTTACCGACATTCTTGCCAGTTCCTTCCTGCCAATCCATGCACAGCAAATCACATTCCAATTCTCCCTTGAATTTCACTTGGTGCTTCACTCGCTTGTCTTCCCAAGGAGCATTGATGTCTTTCAGGATGATGCCTTCTTCACCCTTGTTGAAATATTCCTGAAACAACTCATGAGCTTCATCTTCAGTGTTCACCACACGATTTTCAATCAAGGAGATGCGACCAGGCAACACCAGTTGCTGTAGTTTACCAAAACGTTCCTGATAGGAAGTCTTGTACACACCTTGCTGAAATGCTGAGAAAGGAATGATGTCCCAGATGGTGGCGTGTACCATGGAAGCTTCCATGGCAGAGATGGTGCCCTTCACAGCCTTGTTCAGGATGCCATTACCCTTCTGACGATTCATGATGCCTTGGCTATCACGAACCACAAGTTCTCCATCAAACACACAGGATTCAGAACCTGCCATGAATAGAAATTCTTGTTCCAGATTGCCAAGTAAATCAATATGTTTGCCATTACGAGAACGAAACTCCACCTTACCATTATTAACAATGGCATTGAATCGCATTCCATCCAGTTTCAATTGCACATAGGCAGGATAGGACATCTTGGCCATCACCTTTTCATCAAAGCCCGATGCCAACATCACGGGATAGGTGGGAATCAGCCCAGGCCAAATCTTGTTCACCGTGGCTTCAGATACACCACACCGAAGATCCTTTTCAATGATGCGCTCAATCACATAGGCATCGTCGGCAGTAACACTTTCCAAAATGATTTTCAGATGATTGATGGCCGCATTACCTGTCACCACACGCTTGCTAATTTGTTCCAGATTGTCCAAAGCACCCTCCAACAGCATGGTGCTTCTGTTTGTTGAAGCAGGGCCTGGAATATAATTGGGAATCTTTCGGATGTAGAATTGTGTGAAAGGGTCCAATGCCAAGAACAACACTCGCTTAAGTGTAGAGTCCGTGAGGTGTTGACGTAGAATACACTCCTTTTCAATTCTGCTAGTTGTGTTCGCTAAGGCACGAAAAATGGAATCCATGACATCCTCCTTGAGATGCCATGGAATCTAACACATCCTGAAAATTTGTCAAGCCCAAACTGGTACGTTATATGTGGTTTCAAATTGTTTGGCATCCACCAGATTGTTCACCATAGGCTTCCCTTTGATGTTCAAACTGGTGTTCAGCACCATAGGACAACCAGTTTCTCTATACCATTCCTGAAGAAATTCATAGAAGTAGGGAGAATCCGCCTTGGATACTGTTTGCACTCTGGAAGTTCCATCAGCATGAATAATGGCAGGGAAGGCTAATGGATGTTTGCACATGGCTGTGTATTGCATATACGGACTTTCTGCTGTAGGCATATGAAAATATTCATGTGCATGTTCCGCTAGAATGGCGGGAGCAAACGGCCGAAACTTCTGTCGTTTCTTGATGGCATTCACCTGGTCTTTGATGTCATCACCACGTGGGTCTGCCAACAAACTTCTGTGTCCTAAAGCTCTGGGCCCGAACTCAGCTCTTCCAAATGCCACACCGGCAATTTTATCTTTTTTTAATGACTCAATCAGTTGTTCAGTGGGGTATTTGATTCCAATGTCATGACCCAGATATGGACCACGCCAATTTAAAAATTCCTGTTGATGTGCTGCGATGGCACCTAAGCTGTTACCTGCATCTCCTGGATTGGGCATGATCCAGACACGTTCAAAATACTGAAAGGCGATACTATTGGCGACGCAGTTCAAGGCGCACCCTCCGCCTAACACCAGATTTTTGCTGCCTGTTAACTTTTTGGCTTCATCTAGTAAATCATGAAATGACATTTCATAGATGAACTGCGTAGCAGCGGCAATATCATACATATCCTGTTCAGTGGTCAGTTCAGGACGCCACCACATGCATCCACGATGTAGATTCTGATTCAGTTTCAGAATATGCCTGCTATCAAAAAAATCTTCCAGAATCATGGCAGTATATTTCAGTGGGTCACCGTATGCTGCCATGCCCATCAAGATGTATTCTTCTTCATTAGGTTTCAACCCAATGCGTTGTGTCATGGCTGAATACCACAACCCTAAACTATGTGGATATTTGATGGAGAACTTCTTCTCCAACTTGGTTCCCTTGCCGTGCCAAATTGTTGTGGTATCAAACTCACCGATAGCATCAATCACCAGCACAGCAGCCTCGTCAAAGTTACTGGTATAATAACCTCCGGCTGCGTGACTATGATGATGGTCCACAGTAACTACTGGTGCTGTAATACCATAGTTCCGAACATATTGTTTGGCATTGTTGTTCACCCATCCTTGCCCTGCTCGGAGCTGACGTAGTGACTTCATGAGAGGTTGCTCATACCAAACCACCTCATCAGGTTCACCGTATCTATAGGCATCTGCCACAATATCAGCATTCAGATGAGCATCATTCTTCACACCTGAGTATCGCTCTGATTGTGAGGCAAACAATATTTCATTGTCTTGCACCACAGTGATAGCGGCATCATGGCTGTTAGCGGAAATTCCCCATATTAACATTATTTCCCATCTCCTACAACATATTCCCATACTTTAGGATCTCCCAAATATTGCATCTCATATTTTTCTGGTGGAATAGAATTTATTAAATGAGGATGATTATGAGAAATTAAGTTAAATAAGCGTTCAGCTAACATATCATACCCTTTTTCATTTGGATGACCACACCACGCTACTGTATCTAAATCTGAGTCTGTAATAAATCCGTGTAATATGCCATGATGTTCTGGATACATTATAGCTCGAGCAGCATTTAAACTTGAAGAACTTTGCATGAAACTATCCAAATATTGACCTTCATCAGCAGCCACATTGATATACAAAAAATTATAATTAGATAACCGACATAGGTTTTCTATCACACTTACATAAAAGTAACTTTCTAAACAACTATCTTTAATACCATCCCCTAAAAAATTTATGTAACTTTCAGATAAATTTTTATACACTGGTGGTAAACCACTGAAATTTGTTAGTATGGAAGAAATTTCACTATTTCTATAAAAACTTATTCTGGTAGAAAATGTAACCATCCATAACACCAACACATCATATTCTTCAGAAAGATTTTTATTGGAAAATCTTTCAATCCATTTTTTCACGGACTCAGAATTTGCTGTGCCACCTTTACCTAAATTCCACATACAATCATATTGTAATTTCTTTTGCAATTTGGCAGGCCATCCTTCAGAATGAAATCTGTCCCGACTTAATCCGTACATATTCACATTATTTGAATTTATAGGTTTACCTTTTTCATCTAACAATGAGGGTTCGTAACATCCTACACCTTCAGTAAAAGAACAACCTAACGTTATTAAAAGTTTCTTTTTCATAATTCTTCTGGCCTCATGCATTTATCATCAATCAGCATATCATAATGAAGTTTTCCCATTACTAATTGATGGTGTTTTACCTTCCATGTTTGTAGTTGATTTTTTGTTAGTTCATATAAATGTGAGTAGACTAAAGAGACATTCCCTTTAAAATACGACATACCACGTGCTGTGTAAATGATTATATGATGGCCTGCATCATACAAGGCATTAATTTTCTCAATATTAGATAACATAGGGACGCAATGGTGATATTTAACCACACCTAAAGATTCTACTTCTCTAGGACGAAAACATAGTGTATCATCCAAATCCACAGCGTATATCATAAATTAGTCATAGTTAAAATTTTTTCCTGCAGCATCCCTACAATATTTATGTTTGGTAGATTTAATCTATCATAATTATAATGACCACAAATTTTAAAGTATACACCTTTTGTGGACAAATCATGTTCATCGGTTACCCACTTTTTCCAAAGACCAGAATCATAACATATCCTATCAGCTTCCATCAACTGATTCTCAGTGAAATGCTGAAGATACATATTGTTTTCAAATATACTTAGTTCCGGACCTATGTTGATGGAGGTTAATCCTGCTCTAAATCTAACTTCACGTTGTTCTTTGGATAAAAAATCACCATTATGTTCTTTGGTTTTCTTTCCAAAAACACCACATAGTTCAATTTCATCTTGAAGTTTTTTGAGACTGAATTTTCCTATATTTTTTTCATTAACTACATCTAACTTAACACCGGACTGTATCACAACATATTCTATTTGTTTAAATGCATGGGGATTCAGCCTTTGTTGTAGCATTTCCATAAACCATTTTAAATCTGTGGCTGACATTGGAAAAATCGCTTCTTCCGTGCCAACTTCAATGGTACAGAAAGGATTTTTTTCTAAGATAAAATTAATATCTTGTATTGTTTTTTCCAATCCCTCTTCCATACTAGAAACCGTTTTCCAAGGATCCACGTGAATTGAATTCATAAACATGGAATCAACTAGATAAGAAACTTTTCCATCATCTTTCCGTTTACCTTGTCCTCCACCGCCATGGTCACGCTGTATATAAAATTCATTACCAACATATTCACGAAAAGTTTCAGTATTCCAACCTGTATATCCACCGTCATAATCCACTTGCCTTCTGGATGGTAGGAACCCTATTGCTGGATTTTTTAATCCTATCACAGCATCCACAATGTTTTTAGACATTGGACAGAGAAAAAATGTAATATCATTCATTTTGTGTTATAAACTCATACATTAAAGTAGATAGTTGTTCATGTCCTTTAGCATTAAAATGCCAATCTTTGTTAGGTACCAACCAGTAATCTGGATTATTCTCAATCCAATTCCTCCAATTGTAGTCTCCATTTGGTTGAACTATGAGATTGTTAACATCATCAATTTCATCACAATTATCCATCAACCACGTGTACACCTGAAATCCAAATTTTTGCAAAGTTTTTATCTTGGTTTTCCATCTATGCTGGTTGAACAATACAATATCTTCTGGTTTTTTTAAATAATCCACACATTCTTCACACTCTGTATAGAAATTAAAAGCATTAGGTATTATATTTTCTGTGAAGTTGTCTTTTTCAAATTCTAGTATGTTGATTCTGGAAAACATACTAGGAGATATAATGATTGTATCCTCCAAGGACCAATTAATTATATCTTCATCTATTCTGTAATTTATATAGTTCCAACCAACTCCCCCTACAGCCTTACCTATACAATGTAGATTGAGTTTTTCTGCCAAATGAGTTCCCCAAAAATCTATTCCTTGGTAATCTCGGGTTCCATCTTTATTGGTTTTGATTGATTTGGCAATACCAAAAGGTTCACTAAAACTGCATCCATACACCCATAAGTTATTCATATGTTGTTCCTGTATATAACCAGTATTGTGCTTTGGCTTGTTCTTGAAATATTTTAAAACCAAATGGTGTGGATGGTCTGGCATCTAGAATATTTGGGTGTGATAAATTCACAGGGGTGGCGTTGAATACTACTCCTGTAGTAGGTATCACATCTTGTCTATTTAACACCGTGAATTCAATACTTAGTTTGTCACAAGCATATTGTACAGCTCTACTGAATCCTCCTTGACCATAAATGTATAGATGTTGTAAATTCATACCTCTCAAAACCTCACATACACCCACCCAGTCTGTGTTATATCCCACCCATCCCCGCTCATCACGAATCACTGTGTTAACCGCTCCTATGGTTGCAGCTACATCATCAATATAGTCTAAAAATGGTATTACGGATACCTTATGTGGTTTGGAGAAGGCGGCACCTTGAAAATTCATCAGATTCATAATGCTCATGGCGTCAACTGTTTCTAGGCATTTGATAGGTAAATAAATGGCATTTAAACCAGCCTTAGAGAAAGCTTCATTGAAAAATGTTGCTCCATTGTTTCCTGGAACCTCAGAAAAAGAACCAAAAAGTTTAGTTGAGGTGTTGATAACCATGTAACAATTCCAAAGATTTAAACCATAACAGTTTGGCAAAATTTTCTTCATGCAGCGGCGCCATATTCAAAAATATCACAGCCATGATGAATTTTATCACATAATACGGGTGATTGTTTTCTTGTAACCAAGTTTCATATTGTTTCAAAACTGCTGGGCCATCAGGAATCTTGAAATTCACAAATGTTTCACCTTCATGAAGAACAATTTCATCATCGTTCTTCATCTCATCATACGGGATGTGTATACCCCCTAACATTTTGGCTAAATCATAATGTAAATCACCAAGATGCGTGTTGCCTGCAAAATCTGTTCTCCAATCAATATAAACAAATTCAGAATCTTTATTTTGAACTAAATTAGCAAAATGCAAATCACCATGAAATTTACTGTACATGGGATTGTTTTCTAGCAATCGGTAGTTGATACTGTTTAATACACTTTCCATAGAAGGAAGAGCTGTTCCATTCACTGTCCACGGTCTGGTGTAGTACTTAGTTCCAAATTTGTTTACAAATTGTTGAACTCGTTGTTGTGTTTTCGTTATATAGAATTTTTCCAATTCTTCAGGTAGAATATTTCGTTCTACGCTAACATTACTTTGAACAAAGTGTAGTAATTTTGCGAAATTTTCTGAAGTTAAACCTTCATAAAGATTGTGTCCTTCTATCCAAGGATAACATAGAAAATACTTTCCTATAAAAGTGTTTGTGGGTGCAACACTCTGTAGGTACTCATATCGTTGTTGTAAATTACTTAACACTTTGGAATTTCCAAAAAATTTCAAAAATTTGTTTTGCACTTTGTAAGAAATTTGTGCGCTATCCTTGTTTAATGACAATTGGGCATCATTGAAATGTTTAACGGCTTTCTTATAGTCATCAACATTTCCTGTATCAAACCAATTTATTTTTCTGGCTTTCAATGATGAAAATTTTTCAGGATTTTGAAATGCACACACAAGTTCACCATGTGTGATGTTAGCAGCCAACTCTTTCCAAAAGACCTCATGGTCTTTAATGGCAGCTAAACCAATGAATGCCAAGTTGAATCCTGATTCTGATTTATTTTTGAACTCGGTAACATTATAGTTATCATCACATAACACAGTGGAATATTTTTCAGGATAGCCAGTTTCATCTACCCCAACCCAATTTGTTTCTAAACCTGGTATGACATCTTGCACCAAGCAATCACCCATAATAACATAGAAAGGACGATTCAGATGATGGCGGGCACATAGGGCACTGTAACCAGGACCAGAATGCTCACTTTGATAATCATCAACATCCACAAATGTGATATTTCTATCTGGATGAATTAAATTACAGTATTCTCTGATAACATCTCCTTTATAACCTAATGCAATGATGACTTCATACTCCAAAGGAAATGATTCAATGATATGAGATAGTATAGCTTTGTTATTTACTGGCAACAAGGTTTTATTGGTGTGTTCAGTAAGTTGATGCAACCTAGATCCCAGACCAGCACACAAAATCAATACTGCAGGTGTTTCATGTTCGGCATCAATTTTTCCATCTGGACGATTGGTATCATCTTCAACACGAACTACATCATCAACATGAGGTGTGGAAACTTCTTGTACAATAACATCTGTCAATGCAATAATGCGGTGTTTTTTTGGAGGATGAACTGTTACATAATCGCCTTCTGTATAAATCTTCTTTTCTATCACTCCTTCAGAATTTTCCAACCACACTTCTGCGGTACCTGACACAATGAAAGATGTTTCCACTTTTTCATTGTGATACTGCAAAGATGTTTTATGCCCAGCATTGATATGAATTCTTTTGTAGCAGTAAAATTCATTTAGTTCTAGCCAGATTTCTTTTCCCCAAGGTTTATAGACAGTTTTCATAATATATTAATGATAGATGTATGGATCTCGCTTTCTCATTTCCTTCAAACGGCGCCGCAATCTAATTTTTCTAGTAATTTTACCGAAAAGTTTTTCAATAATAAAAAATTTTATAGATTTAATCGTTAACATGAACGTTCTCCTGGTTGGGTGGAAGCTCTAAAAGCTTCACGTAGTAATAATAGTCAGATTTACTTGGTTTAACTAACAAACTCATATCAGGTTCTAAAATTTGTTGACCTGTTTCTATTGCCTTGACGATTTGTTCATATAACATCCTATTGTTTTCTTTTGAAAAGTGACATTTTCTTCTACAAACTATTGTTTTATACCTATAACTTTTTCCAAGTGGATTGATTTTATTTTCTTCTGGGTCAACTAATGCTAGTTCAGCTTCAGCTAAATCGTTTAAATTTTTTGTTGTTTGTTCTATTGAACTAGAAAATCCAGGAATAACAATGGTATTGGGTGCTAGTCTCCATAAGTTGTTAACTTGTAGATGTTGTATATGTTTTCGCATTTCCCAATCCACCCAATCCGTCAAATATACCCGAACACTTTCTAATATTCGGAGATGTCTATCTTTACTTGGGTACCAAGGAGATTTTTTGATTCTATTGACCTCAACATTTATCCAATCTTCACCAAAAACTAATATACCATCCAATGCTTTTATATGTGTTCTTTCTGGAAAAGATACTACTACTATATTTAAATCAAAAGATTTGTAGTTTTCAAGAAATTTTTCATAGGAATATTGAAAAGCAGTTCCTGGTTTTGAAAAATTGCACACTACATGATTACCTTCATCCTCTAGTAATTCCACCCACGCCGGCCCAGCATCTTCCGGTGCGTATGAACCTACAGAAAACCTTGTGTTCATACCAGCAAAACTATCTCCATAAACAGCTATCTTCATTGTGTTAACTCCAGTTTCATCCATGTATCTATACTTTCTTTAGATAAATTCTTATGGGTACCTACGAAAATATTGTTATAATAGGTTTCCCACCAAATTTGACTATCTTTTTTGTACTCATCAAATGATTTATCAAATTTTAAATGACTATTACTACGTACTATACACCAATCTTCAATTGGTAAATTGTGTATCCATTTATACAATATACCACAATGTTTTGCTAAAAACTTGTGAGTGTCAATTATATTAGGAGGTTGTAAGCTATAAAATTCCTCTAATGGAATATTTTTTAGCTTTATGATAGTGTTCTGACCACCCACATACATCAAATCTGACAAGTTTTCAGTTTCACTTAATAATTGCATTTGACCAAGCGGTAATGAATTTATTGCATACAATATGTCATCAGACTTTTGTAATTTTGTTTGAAAAAAATCTGATAGTATCTTTTCATCAAATTGTAAACCTAAATCTGGACGTACCATAACAACAACATCATAGTTTACACCTGAATCTTCTAACATCTGTATAACAGTTTTCCACAAAAAAATCATGGCACCGCATGAGTACATTTTATCAGTATTAAACTGACAGGAAGTGTATTCTATTATTTTATAGGACGTTGGTGTAATATACTGTAGAATATCTTGTTCTGTTACATTTTTTAGTATAGGAGGTGTATTTCGGTTTTGATTTATATGTAAAGTTTTATCCCAAGTTGCAAAATACACATCAACATTAGGCCATGTTAAAAAAGCCCAAAGTTTATGAGCCACAGGAAATTCTCTGTATTCTCCAGAAACCAAAAGGGCTATTCTCATGTTATTCGTATCCAAACATCTTAATGTGGTCAATCAATCGTAAAGCAGTATCTTCATGTCCCCCATCACCGGTATGTAAGCATGGTGTAGGCCATTTTTTTGTTAGCTCACCCCATGGTTGAAAAAAGAAATCTGTTGGATTCTGAACATAATCTTTATAACCCGTATCTTGACTTAAGATAATACAATTTATACCTTGTTTTTTTATTTTAGTATAGGTCTTTAAAATTACACCCATGTCGTAATCTCTTTTCATTTTACTATTCACTACATTCATGTAGTAATTGTAAATCAGTTCTATTTTTTCAATAGGTTCTGAATGCATTCTTTTGTACCACTTTAAGTTAACTGGAATACCTTCAACATTTGCATCAGGATTTTTAGTGGCTGTGGCTTTTTTATAAAGTTTTATATATTCATCCAAAGCCACAACCTGCTCACTTAATATTTTAGGTTCATAATTCTGGTTACCTTGCATATAAAACGGCATAGGTTGTTCATGATGTGGCTCTGGAAACAAATGAGGGGGATATAAGTGATAATTTATGTACTCAGCTTTTGGATTTTCATGGTATGGAATCTCTTCCCCTTCGGATACCCATTCTATACGGTCGTAGCTGGTGATACCTAAAATAACAAGGTGAGGCTTTGGGTTCATGCCAGCCGCATACGCACCTTGTAAGTGAGTTGCATAATTACTGGAACTTCCTCTAGCCAAACGAATACAATCCCAATCAAAATGCTTAGCAACCATAGGCCCATATGGTTTAGTGTATAAATCAGTGCATCCTATACCATAGTTGAAACTGTCACCACATACCACTATAGTTTTTTTCATAAAATCGTCTCGCAGATATTAATTATAACAATGAGATTGTATTTCTTGATAATCAACTATCCCATCTTTTGGAATCATTTCCTTCCTATAATTAGTAGTTATGACCATACCTCCATGGAAATCCAAGTTATATCGTTCACAACATTGTTCGGATAACATAGTACCTGGTCCTAATATAGCTCGGTCATCACCACGTATTTCGTTATAGCGGGGATAAAAATACTTATAAAAGTCACAAAACACATCCATAGCTGTTGAAGAGCCATAAAAACAATGGTCGCTAATGTTTATGCGGTTGAATTCTTGATACATACGATTTCTAAAAATACCATAAATGTCCAAGTAGTTATCTTTGTTTGGTAACCCTGTTGGATCAAACTGTCTTTCAGGCCAATATATTCCTTGATATGTAGCACGGAATACAAAATCATAACGAAAATTATTGTCCCGCTCAAACACTTTTTTGTAATGATTCGCCATCATCATGGAATAGAATAATGAAGACCATTCAGCAAACAAAGGTAGGTCCTCCTTTTTCTCCACTACAACTTTTTTTGGAGATAATACATTCATTGCTGTGTGAAACTCATTCAAATCCACAGGAGTGTCAGGTTCCCACCAAATATGATTTGCACTATCAGACCCAATTTTTTTTCTTTTATACGTGTTGTAATCCCAAGCATGACAAAAGTAATCAGTGTCATGATTGGAAAAGAATTTCTTGATGTTATCAACCGTGTATTTTATAGTTCTAGGTTGACCGCTTAAACATACCGCGATTTTCATAATTTACACACTCCGTTTTCAGCTTGTAATTCTTCAAAAAATTATAGAAATATGTATGGTCATTCATTAATCTGTCTTTAATTGAATTCATAGGACTGTTAGACAGATGCAAATCATTCTCTTTGGCAACGGTGCTTTTTACTAAACCATAATTAGCGGCTATACTAAAAGTGCTAGAATCCGCATAAAAAATCACAGGGTTCATTGTAGTTTTGTACTTTTCTACTAATTCTCCTAGACAATAATAGACGGTATCAGGTTTGATATTCAACAATTCTTTAGCACGAATAAACAACTGTGATTGAGTTTTTTCTGTGAACTGATTTATAATAACAGTGTCATCCAAATTGATAGCAATCACGACACGAAAAAATTTCTTGGTTGTAAGTTCCATATCCATTTTTGTTACAGAACATTTCCACAGATTGAAATATAAATCTGGAGTGGAAGTATCCACACAAAAATTTACAACAGGTAAATCAAAATTTTCCTGCCAGGATCTATTAATATGAGTTACTAACTCTGGGTTATGAAATGTCCCATAGTAACAAACACAAAAATCATTGGGGGATATATTCACCTGACTCATAATGAGTGATTCCTCCATCTCTGAAATTATCTAATACTGTAAATGTCTTTTTAACCTGTAAGGTATCATACCACTCGACTAAAGAATCAGGGAAAGTGGTTCGGAAGTTTTTACCTCTACGATTGTCATACTGTGTGTAAAAACTTTTGAAATCATGGTGAAGAGCTTGCTTGTCATTGGTCGTGGTGTTGTGTCCCTTTTCCACCACCTCAATGTAATCTATCAGGCGTTCAATTTGTGCCTTTTCTCCATCCACAAGATAAGGGCTATCCATATGAGTTTCATACCAAGCTTTAAGCTTCTCCCGTACTTCATTTTTTAAATGGTCTGGTAGCGCCAAAGGGCTCATGAAACTTGGCCAACGTAAAATGTTCAAATCAATATGTGGCTTATGATGCCCATATTTTGCTTTTAATTCCATCATATCATCCAGAAACTCTGTGATGCTGAATAAGCACAAACTGTTAATAGTCATCATGATGGTGATGGCACGATGTCTAGCATTTTCTATGAAGTAGATGAGATTGTTTTTCCAACGTTCGTATATTAATCCATCGCGGATGTATTCTGCTTGTATTCCAAAAGCTTCATTACTAGTATACAAATCCAATTCTTTGATGGGAAGGTCATGCGTCAGTTTCACAACTTTTTCCAAGAGTTCCTGGTCCATGCCTAAATTGGAATTGATTGCAAAACGAAGATTGGGTGACGGATGTTGCTTCATCACTTCCACAAATTTCCAGAAATTATGACTTACTGAAGCTTCTCCGCCTGTCACACGAATTTCTTCGAGGCTCTGAGATAATTCTGGCCACCAGCGAAGAAAAGCATCCACATAAGGATTATCATCAGAGTGTTTGCCGAAAGGTTCTGCCCAAGAACCATCTGATTGATAGGCACCACCCCCTTCTGAAAGAAAATTCTGATAAGGTCCGTGATTTTTCAACTCTTTACTCCACGTGGTACTGTATCCTGCATTACAGTAACTACAAGCAAAATTACAAGTTCTATCAAAACTTATTTCCACAGTTTTCAGCAATACATCATCTTCCCAATTAGAACCCCATAGCTTAGCAATATCTAGAATATCATAAATTTGACTTTTATATACTCGGTCGGACACATTATTTCTGCCAATATCTTCAATTTTCCAACAATAAGAACATTCAGCAGGCCGTACCCCAGTGAGCATCATCTTGCGCATCTGTTTCTTATGTTTGGTGTTATGTATGGCTGATGGGTTATCTTTGATTTCTTCCAAATCAATGGGATGAGGTAGTGGGAGGTGGCAAGAGCCAGAATAACCAGCACCTAAATGAATGCTGGCATTATACCATTTGGCTGCACAGAAGCTTGGACTGATGCTGTTTAGGTATTTTTCTCTCCAATTAACTAAATCGTCAGCTGCCTTGGTCATTTAATCTGCCTCATTCAGGAAAGTGTTTTCTGTATCATTCACCAACTTCATGCATTCATGAAAAAATTCTGTGTATTCAGGAAAGGTTTCAAGAAAATTGGTGCCTCGGCGGTTGTCATATTCCAGGACATATTCAGCAAATTGTTTTCTTAAAAGGTTTCTTTTTTTCCTGCCTGGGCGATTGATTTCATCACGCATAGTGTAGTATAATCTTTCAATTCTGTTCATCTCGTAATCAAAAAAGCCTTTTCCGCATAAAGGACGCCAATTAGTCTGCTGGAGATTGAGGAATCCAAACGTGACAATTTCTTCAATATAAGAAAGAAATTCTGCAGGTAAAACCCACGCTGCTAAATGTTCTGGCCAGCGAACATAAGCAATATCTAAAGATACTGGGTGTTTTCGGACAGGTTGTATTGTGTATTGGTGTTTCATATCAATAACATCTTGCATCATTTTTTTGAATGTTGTGACACTAAAAATGTTGAATGCCGCCATGATGGTCAGATGACTGTCAGGAATATCTGATAGTATTTTATGACAATTTTTCAACCATTTATCATAATTCAATCCAAATCTGCTGTATTCCGCTTGTTTTCCATGAGCTTCATTACTGGTATATAACTTGAACAGTTTCACAGATTTGTTTTGTTGAATGATTTTCATCTTTTCCACAAACTTATCAATGATTTCATCAGGCGCGCCCAGATTGCTATTAATGTTTAGTTCCAAATTTGGTTGAGGGTTTTCAATAATGTAATCCAACACACGGAAAGTATGCTTAGACAACAAAGGTTCACCGCCAGTGATTCGGAACACCTTTAATCCTTGGATCAATTCAGGCCACCATTGCCAAAAAGCATCAATGTAAGGATTTTCTTCAGATTGTAGAATAGGTAACACATTGTTTTGTTTCAACCAACCCAAATCATGCATTGTGTTGTGTGTTAGTTGATAGGGACCATGTTGTTTTATTTCTTGCTGCCAAGTTGTAGAGTAGGAAGGTGAACAGTAGGAACATTTAAAATTGCATGTGGTATCAAAGTCCACTTCTAGATACACAGGATTGAAATCCCCTGTATATCCCACCTCTCGGATTTTTTCCAAATATGGGAGTGACCAAATTTCTGAGCTTTTGGTGATTCTATCACTAAACACCATGTTCTCATCAGTTTTTTTCATGCTATCTTCCACACGCCAGCAATAATCACACTCAGCAGGACGATCCCCACTTAGCATTTTTTTTCTTTGTTCCTTTTTGTATTCTGTGTTGTGCAAAGCCTTAGGATTGTTTTTCAACTCCACTAATGGAATCTTGTGGGCTGCAGGATGATGGCAGCTATGTGTGGTTCCTGTCGCTAGATGTAAGGTCACTTGCGACCATTTTGCCAAACACATGCTAGGGCTTATGGTATTTAAAACTCGCAGACTTTCTTGAAATCTAGGTCTGCTATCTGCACCTGTGAAAAACTCGTCTCCATACACGGTCATAATTTGTATCCTATAGTCATATACCTGGTAAACTGTTTACAATCCAACTCACCTTCATATTTAGTCGTACTCAAAACATTCATTTCCTGAAATTGTTTTAAACTATTGGAACATCTAATATGTTCCGGGCAAGAGAAAAAATTATTTCCTTGCAAAATTACGGGGAGAAATTTAGGCACGTTTTCTATCCAGGTGTTAAAAGTATCCTGTGTTATATGCTCAGTGCTGGTGTTTATCACCAAAGAGGGTCTTTCTGCGAAAGAAAATGTTTTCATATCAGAGGTGATGAATTTAACATCAGGATTCAATTTTTCACCTATACGTTTTGCTTCAGGATCCAGGTCAACACTGTATACTTCATTAATGTGTTTGTATTCATCTCGTAACATACCACCTAAAACACCAAACCATCCTCCAAAAATGTACACTGAACCATAACAGGACATATTTAAATCATTTAACACATTCAAGATCCATTGCTTGCTGTTTATTTGACTCTCCCAGAAACTTTCCAGTACCCTATACTGTTCTTTTCCTTCAGTTTCCCGAACTACATTCATCCATTGAATCACTCGTTCATTTTTCAACATCATCGCACCGTGTATTGTTCTAAGCTACGATTTAATTGAGTGTTAACTTGTATGAATTGTGCCTTGTGAGTCATTTCAGCCACGTTGTTGGCGCCAATATAAGCACAAGTTGAACGAATTCCACCCAAAATGTCAGAAATGGTGTGTTCCACCAGTCCTTTGTAAGGGATTTGAACTACTCTACCCTCGGAAGCACGATATTTCTTCACTTGATTGTGTCGCTGTTGGGCTGCATGACTGCTCATCCCGTAAAAAGTGACTTTTCCATCACGAATTTCCTGTTCTGACTCATCATGACCAGCAAAAACACTACCGGCCATCACCATTTTGGCTCCCACAGCCAGTGCTTTTGAGAAATCTCCAGGAAAAACACATCCTCCATCACTTTGCACTCCACCACCCACCTCTTCAGCGGCAGGAACACACTCCATGAGAGCGGAAAATTGAGGATATCCTACACCTGCCACGCGCCTAGTAGTGCAAACAGCGCCTGTGCCAATGCCAACACGGGCCAAATCAGCTCCTGACATGATGCAACGTTGAACTGCTTCAGGTGTCACCACAGTTCCAGCCATGATGAAGGCATCTGGAACACATTCTCTAACCTTTGCAATGAAATCATAGAAAGGATTCATGTATCCATTAGCCACATCAATGACAATTTTCGGGGTGAAGTTGGAAATTCTATCCTTCCATGTACTAATAATGGCATCTGCTTGGTTCAATTCACCATCATTCATGCCAATGGTGATGAACGCATGGCTCACATCCTGTTGATGCACCCAATCTGCCAAGGTGTGATGCTTGGTGATGGCAGTGAATGCACCAAATTTCTTCAAGGCATGATGCATGCTGAATGTGCCCACACCATCCATGTTGGCAGCAATCACAGGAACACCAGTGATGGATGCTCCCCAACGACCTGAAATCGTTGTGGATACATCCACCTGGCTTCTGGAAGTGATGTCAGAGAATTGTGGAACTATCAACACATCATCAAAATCCAACTTCACTGTCATAAATTAACCCTTCTTGGCTACAGTTTCATACAAAGATTCAAAATCCTTGTGAAGCTCCACTTCCTCGCTGTAGTTACCCTTGTGATAGGTCTTGGCCAACTTGTTCAACACCTTACGATTCAGTTGCAAATCATCACACAGGTCCTTCTTCACGTTCTTAATCAAGTCACGTTCTGCCTCCATGCGTGTCATGCTGGCAGAAATTTCTTTCAACCCATCAAGCAGTTTCAGTTTATCTGCCGGGGTGGTGGGAAAAGGGGTCATATAATCTCCATGAATAAAAATGTTCACCTGGGTCCTTCTTACGATTCTGCGGATAAGCCACATCTGAATGACCCAGGATGGGTTTGTCTCGGCTATCCGGATATCTTAAATTAATATAATTCTTCAATAATGTCAAGGCCTGATACTGTTCTTCCGTATATGGTAAAAAATTTGTCCCTTGTAAACAAACACCGATGCTGAAAGTATTCCAATCGCTTGTTCCATTCCACAAGGAACGTCCTGCGTGGAGTGCCACATATTTCAAATCTTTCCATTGGTGAATATCTCCGTTACGTGCAATGAAAAAATGATAGGACAATCTTCTTCTTTGTAGAACATAACGTGTGGCTTTGGCATTCAAGCCTGCACCATCATTATGTACCACAATGTAATTACGCGTGGTGTCCCGTAACGTCTTACCCGGCAAGAAATTCTTTATTACCGGCGGTGCTAGAAGTTGTAGTGCTAGTGCTAACGTTAGCATGGAGTTTCTCCTTGTCTGGTACGATGAACCATGCTATAATATATCCCACCACAGCAGGAAACGGTGTCCAAATAGCGAGGAACCATAGGAACCGAATCAGTGTGACATCCGCATCTAACATTTCACTTATCCCAGCACAAACACCACCTAACTTACCTTCTTTACTGATTCGATACCACCGTTTCTTCATACTACCTCCAGATATCTAAAGTATGCCAATTCCTTGGCTTTGGTTTCCAAGTCAACATCTATATTTAGACCGTAATCATCAATCTTCAAGAACGCATAATCAGAATGTGCTCGAGGATTTCCTTCCACACTCTCGTTCAAATTCTTGCTTTCACTGTAATGAAACAATGGTGTAGTATCCCAGGTGGATGCTGCCAAGGCCGCAGCTTCATTGGATGCTAGGCCATCTGGATGAAATTCATGATGAAAATAATCAAACGTGATGGGAGTCTTGATACGGGAATAGATGTCACGATACAACTGCTTCACTGAGAAGGAATTGGCTTTGTCATCATTCTCCACTACCAGACGCTGTTGTGTTTCTGTGTTCAGGTTTTCAAACTGAGTGCAAAACTTTTCCACAATGTCCTCGGAATAGTTCATGCCTACATGAATGTTCAAAGGATAGTAATGGCTCACAGGAATCCCCATCAATGTGAACAGCAAATTGTGATGATGTAGATTCTTGATGCTTCGAGACACCACCTCAGGCTTGCTGGATGCCAGTTTCACAAAGTGGTCAGGATGAAAACTCACCCGCATACCACTTGCCATGATGACTTCACCTGCCTCACGCAATGCCAGTAAGATGTCTGAGTAATCTGGTAAGTCGGTTTCATGATACTCCTCGAACCAGGGAAAGATGTTGCTACCAATACGAAACACACGAACGTTATTTTGAACGTTCCATTTCAGAATCTTCACCAGATCCTGCGCATTACGCAAAGTAAGGGAGGACGTCCGTTCCAGTTTCGTGTCCTGACGGAACGAAGCCTGACGTAACGTCCTGCCTGTGGTGACATCTTGTTTGCCTAATGTGAGATTGATACAACAGTACCCAACACGATGTGGCATAACACCTCACTTGAAGTCATACTGTAATATAACACTTTTTTTAGGTGTTTGTCAAGTCCTCTATTCCCAGAGTGGAAAAGGCCCAGATTCGTTCTTTGCATTGCCAACATTGTTTACATCTACCCACGGACCATTCAGTACAAGTATGTGTGATTCTAGATAGCTCCAGAATGTTTAGATCCAAATATATTTGCAATAGGTCGGTCTTGAACAAGTGAAAAAAGGGTTGTATCATTTTGGGATGTTTTCTTCGAATTCTATTTGGTCCGCCTGGTAGAACATCTTTTGGATAGATGTTGCCTCCCAGATAAAACACATCACACAAATGTTCTATCTGTGGTAACGCATCATTCAGTATTTCACTATGGTGTAAATCTGGGTTGCCTATGCGAATGGAATAAGGAATCTTCACTTGTAATTTTTCATTGATCCAATCCACAACATCATCCACATACAAAGATGCGCCATCATGCTTTGGCACCGTGAAGGTGGTTATCTTCTGTGGATGTTGTTGTGCCACAAGAAACAATAGGAGTGCGCTATCCATTCCTCCGGATATCAACACTCCTATGTGTTTATCAGTTGGAACTGAAAACATCACTTCTTTTTTGTTTTCTTAGGCTTGTAACTGGACTTCACACGAACCTTCTTACTGGTACCATTTTTCTTCTTGATAGTTCGTGTGTGTTCTTTGATGTAACTAAACATTCCCATTAGCGTTTCCTCCGATTGGAACGGTTCTTGCGTTTCTTACTGCCAATCTTTCTACGACCACGGCGTGGACGATTCTTATGCGGATGTGGCATAGCTCACTCCTTGTCTTGTGGCTTGTTCCTTGATGGCTTCAACATGCTGTCCACTCAATTCTGTTGCCATCTTCATCAATTCTGGGAAATTCTCCTTGGTTATCTTCACTTCGTTTGGGTGCATCATATAATCCTATCTCCTGTGAAAATGCAGTTAATTCATCTGCTGTGTTAAAAATTCTATCCCAATTGTTATCAAACTCTTGTTTGTTCACACTAAGAGGTCTGGGACTATCGCCTTTGCCATTCATAATACTTTACCTATGATTTTCATGCTAAGTTGTTCATACATTTCGTTAAATTGGTTAACATCTTTCAACATGGCTTCATCAGAGTGATAGGGAGCTTTTCTTTTATATTTAGCACCTACATATTCCAAATTCAATTGCTTCATCAATTGGTCTGGATGTTGAAATACATCTTCATCTAATACCACTACATCACATCTGTCTCGGTACATCATGTGTGATTGATAGTGTTCCAGTCGTTCCACAATTTTATCTTCTGTGAACTCCAGTTGTCCAAGAAAACGTTCTCGACTGTTCTTTCTATCAGTCCCATTACTGAAGGTACTTAGTTGTTTTTCCACCAAAGCCTTCAATAATCTTGTTCTGTAATTTTTAGGTTCAATGAAAATGGTGGTGTACATCTCATCTTCCAGAAATTTTTCAGCCAACCAAGGATAATGATTGATAACCATTTTCACAACAGGTCGGGGAGTTCGAGCAATCATTTTCTGATACTTCTCATGAACTTGTTCCAACGTGTTGTAAGCTGGATTGAAAGGCTCATCTTCATCTGACAGATGAATGGCATTTCCTAATGCCAAAGATGTTTTCAGTAAACTATGAACATAATGAGAACCACATCTTGGTAGATGAAAAATACAATACATTACATCTTCTTCATCAAATTGTTCCAACTGACATCAAACACAAAATACAACAATGTTTTACCTATGAAATCCAAAGCGGAAATTCCTAGGCTGAGTTGTAAACTGCCAGTGACGGCAAATGAAATCAGGAATGTTACAATAACAGAGAAGAACCGATAGATGACTGCTTTTGCAAACAGCACTCGGTTACTCAGCCATCTTTTTCCTAATATCAGTCGCAGAAATGCTCTCAGTTTCCGCATCCAGATGAATTCGTTCCACTTCATATCCTACGTCCCTCCCATAATATACACCACAGATGTTGGGTGCTTGAATGACGATATATTTATTATTGTATTCCTTCAATGCCTCATGAATCCGGTTCTTCACAAAGGTGAAGTCAAATGGATTCTTGTCATCAGTACCATGAGTATCACGAACCATAATCATCACTTGTCCTTGCTTCTTCAAAATCTCCTCGAACAACTTCTTGTGACCATCATGGAAAGGTTGGAATCGTCCAATCATCACACCTGTGGGCTTCTTGCTATCAAAGGCCACGCCCATGTTGATTCTCCACATGATGTCACGTGCTTGTTGATTCACATCTCCCCACTCAGTAATGATGTAATCCGGATGGATGGGACGCTCAAACATCTTGTTGGTGTCCTCAAATCGTCCATCTAGAATGGTGTCCATGAAAATAGTGAAATCAGCACAATATCGGCGGCGCGTTTCCTCGGTGGGACATACAAAGTCTGCCACCACATGCTTGTCATAATCTTCTGCCACCCAGGCTAGGTCTGCCATGCGTTGGGCTTGACGAACACGACCTTCAGCAGTGAAATCCCAATCATTGTATTGTTTCCGAACATCATCAGCATTCAGATAGACAGCATTCATCTTCTCTGCCAATGTTTTAGCCAAAGTGGACTTTCCTGACCCAGGCAGTCCCATCACTAGAATTCTCATACTCCCTCCGGAGTTGTGGACCATGTTATGTTGTTTAATTGTGACCTGTAATGCCATTTGATGGTATCTTCAACAAATTGTTTGAATTCATTTACTGTATCAAACATATGGCGAGTGCCACGAAACACCACACCAAACTTTCCTACTTGTTCCATCACATCCACTTTGTTAATGATGAGGTCTGTGACATCATTAATATACATGGCTTGAATCACGCCGTCAAGATGCAGCCAACGCACCTGACGCTTTCTTCCTGTGGTGGCGCCAAATTCTTGTCCAGCTTCCTGAATCTTGTCCAGGATGTCTTGGTCACCCTTGTCATTGAATGTTTTGAATCCAGAGTAGGTTTCATACGCCTTCATGATGCCATAGACATTTCTCCAGGTTCTGGGTGGGATGCCATTCAATGCCACGGCACCTGAGGTGCAATGTGAACTGGTGACATAGGGATAATCACCCCAATCAATGTCAATCTGAAATCCCTGAGCTCCTTCACATAACACATTCATCTCACGATTATCACCATGAAAATAACTGTAGGTGTCAATCATATCATAGGGAAGGTCCCAGCTGTTGTATTTCAGCATCTCTTTGATACGAGTGCCTGTTCTGGCATACTTGTCACGATAGGTGGGACCAATTCCTTGTTTCGTGGTGCCAATCTTGGTGTCAGTGTTATCTTCCTGGAGATGTTTATCCAACGTGACATGACAACGAGCGTCAATCATCACAGGTGCTGAAAATCCAAGTTGTTCCAACATATCAATTTCTTCACGAAGCTTGGGAAGATTCACCACACATCCTATGCCAATGATGCTGGGGATGCCATAGAACACACCCACAGGCACCTGATGCGTCACCACTTTCTGTCCATTATGATAGATGGTGTGGCCGGCGTTGGCACCACCATTGTATCGAAGAACAGCATCATATTTGTAGGTCTTGGCTAACCAATGCGAGACCTTACCCTTGCCTGTGTCACCTGCTTGTAAATCCACCACAATGTCTGCATGACGAATCATAATCTATCCTCAGGCGCTGAAGCTGCTCCCGCAACCACAGCCGCCTGTTGCATTAGGGTTATTGAATTTGAAGCCTGAGGCTTCCATCGTAGATACATAATCCAATTGTAAATTTTCCAGATACTGGCTACTGAAAGGATCCACTAGAAGATTCACTTTGTCTGATACATTCACCACCAGGTCATCTTCACTGGTGGTTTCTTCCACCATCATGGAATATTTGAAACCAGAACATCCTCCAGGCATCACACTGATGCGAACATAACCGCATTGTTCACGTTCCAGTGCTGTTTGCAATTCAATTAATGCTGAATTGGTTACTTGAATATTCATTAACGACCTCGGTTCACAAATCGTGTGAGAGTATGAACTGCTTGCTTGTTTTCAGGACGGACAAACACCACTCGGCCGGCTGTCTTATGGTCATACACCATGGCACCCACATACTTCTGTACACCTGAACAGGTGACACAGGTCTGTGTTTCTGGAAGCACTTCCAACCGACTGGTAGGAATCATGGACTTACACCGAGCACAAGTTCGCATACATCCTCCTGAAAGGGTACAGTGGAAATATACTACAGTATGTTGTGTTTGTCAAGCCTAATGTTTCTTTTTGTAGTCCGCCACCATGGAATTAGGATTCATTCCACCAGTTTTGTTTCTAAGATTGAATTTCAATTTGAACTCAGGTGTTTCCACAATCATGTCCACACGTTTGGATTCACCACCTGCGCCGCCATACACAATGTCCAAAGACAATGGTTTACTGGATTGTTCCAACATTTTTTTCGTCATTTCAAAATGCACAATTTTGTTGTTCAGGAAATGCACCAGATGATAACCATGCCCTATCCCACTTTTGATGAATGCCGTTAACCGACCTTTGTTCACCTGAGAGAAGGTGTTGTCCGGTTTCATCACTTTGTTTTTTCCTTGGAACACATCAATGAATTTCTTTTCATCTATGCCAAAAAACTTCAAAATCTTCTTCCCTTCTTCGTTCTCAATCTTACCATTGAAGATTTCTTTACCAATGAGTTTTTTACCCACACCCACGTTGAAAAATGACACAGTTGGACCCAGTTTCAAACTTAGATAGATGCGGCGTTTAGGAGCTTCTGTGGTCACAGTCAAATCCGTTACAGTGGCACCAATGTTGGGATCCCCTGCTGTGCCAATGAATAAACTATCTCCTTGTACTATCAAAGGTCTTTTCTTGTTCAATGCACCTTCTGGAATCACCACCACTTCATCCAAGATGGTGAGTTTGTAATACTTCACGAATTCTTCAATGAACGTGGCATGGGCTTTGTTCTGGATGGGTTCTCCACGAACCCAACGCATGATGTCCTGTTGCAATTGCATTTCAAATGCATTGCCTTGATTGTTGGCACCACGACCCCCACGACTACCTTCACCTGGTGTCATCTTCAACAATTTCACGGCGCTTTTCATTTTGATGTTCGGGACTGGATCCACTGAAGTGATGCGTCGAGTGATTTTCACCTGCTCGGGATTGGCATCATCAATGGCCATGGGTTCTTCCACGGTGGGATGTTTTCTCCTGAGATAATCAAACAGCACCACCAGTTCAGCCTGAGCCTTCCGATGTTTCTTCACACCAGGATGAACCAGAATGTCTTTTTTCTCTTTGGGAATGAATTTAAAGGCCATCGGCGATGATGTCGTAGTAGAAACGGTTGCTATCTTCCGTGGAATATTTAGGCTGGTTTTCCACACGATACACCTGATGATTAATCAAACGATTCACCACCAGGTCCTTCTTCACAGTGAAGCTGGGGTCAAAGAAACGCATTCTGTTGTTGGGTTGTATGGCGAAATGGCCTGAATCCAATTTGATGACATGACCACATTTGTGATTGTCAGGTGTCTCGGCATAGCCATAGCGTAATTCAGAATAATCACCCTGGGCCCAATCCAACGTGAACAGATATTCTCCAGCATGTTTCTGATTGTCACGGTCATAGTACACACAGCTCAGATGATCCAAGGCGGCAAATGTAGTTGCCGTCACGTTGTAGCTGAAGTTGTTCCAGAGTTGCAACTGTGCCAGTTCACGATGTTCACACTCCCGCCAGCATAACGCACTCACAGGCACACCCCACCAGACACCTCCATCTTCCATCAGGATGGTGAACAGGGTGGCTTCAGCAGGTCGTGAAATCACCCCGAAGGCGATGCAGGGATGAAATGCTCCGTGGCCCGCTTCATGATTCTGGAGATATTCACTACGAACCAGGCAGCTGATGATGGGGATGTTGCAATTCAGATAGGCCATTTCTTCTCTGGACAAGCCTCAGGGCCATCTTTGGGACTGTACACCTTTTTGCTCAGGGGACATCCACAGGCACCACAGATGAAACTCATGCTCAATTTGCTGAATTTCTTGTGTTCACAGCCGTCACAAATCTGGATGCGTGCATCCGCCACCTGTTGTTGTTCAGGTGTGGGGTTGGCAGCACGCTTCCAGGCCACGGCAATTTCCACTAGATTGGGTATTTTCATTTCTGTTGCTCCACTAGATCCCGTCGAATGACAGCACACTTGCCCATCACAGCCAGCGCCTCACGATATCCATATGTGCGCGCCTGTTTCACGGATGTGGCGTACACCACCGTGGAATATTTATAGTTCTGTGTGAAGGCGGTGTAGACATAGGTGTTCCGTTGAGGACGCATATCAGACTCCCAGAAAGAAGCGTACAGGATGGATGATAATCATGATAACACTAACCCAAAGAATAGTCAAGATGAACACCCAGATGATGGCGAGCATTCTGGGTGGAAGCTGAGGATGGTGAAGAAACATCACCAGAGTGAGAAACAGAGCAATGATGGGCATATTGGGTGAAAGGGGGTTTTCTGGGAAAAATTGCGCAGAAAAAAATTTCCATTAGAGAATTCCAGAATGGAGGGGGAATTCCATGGTCGGGAGTGGAAAGAGAACCAGCCAATAGGGGGTTTATGTCGTCCTCATGACCAATCCCGACTAGAGATTTCCATAGTCGGGATATAGTCCTACTCCTTGTTGTATGTTCGGCTGGCCTCTATCTCCAGCTCCACTATCTGCTGGATGAGGCGTTGCCGTTCCAATTCCAAACGCTGATATTTCTCTAGTTCCACGGCCAGCTGAAATAGCGGTTCCATTTCAAACACCTCGCAGTAAGAGAACACGACCCATCTTCTCCCAATCGCTGGGGTGCGACTTAGCCAAAGCGCACAACTTCATCACAGTACGCAGGCTGTACTCGCGTAGGTCATCACGGTGCTGCTTGAGAAAGCCCATGATGGCAGCACCCACACTACTGGACACACCCTCACGCTGGAACATCTTGCCTGCAGTAGCCACATGCTCCACCCAGAGATGAATGGCCTGACGGTCATGCAACCGAAGATCCAGATACAGGGAACGTGACATCAGCGCCTCGAAATGCTTCACATACTTGTTGCCACCCTCATCCACGTACTTCTGGAAATCCAGATTGCTGATGAAAATGAAACTCCCATGGAAATCGTACCACTGCGGGACATCATCCTCACGCAGCGTGTGACTGTCCTTGAGCCAAGAGACACGCCGCACAGGGCTACTGTCGCAGAGAGCCTTCAGAATGTTCAGGGCATCCTCATCGGTGAAGATGCTATCGGCGTCATCCAGAACAATCACGGACCCAGGCTTACGCATCCGGTACCCCAACTTGTACAATTCCACCGCGCTGATGGCACCGGACACCGACTCACGCCGTTCCTCAGGGATTTTGCTGAGAGTCTGGTGCACCGTGAACGTCTTGCCCACGCCAGGCGCGCCCGTCACCACCATGCTACGGATGTTGCTCTGCGTGGCACCGTTGGTCAACTTGCCAAGCATTTCGAAACGATCCTTGAGGTCAGTCAACACCTCCACA